ACCTATCGCGGGTCTTGGGGTTCAGACATTTGTTTGCGCGGTCAGAAGCTCTATGACCGCCGGAATAAGACTCTCGTTTTCACACAAAGCGTTAAGCTCGACACGGTCACGTTCCTTGCGTGGACCGACCTGCCGGAAACGGCTCGTAACTACATTGCCCTCAAAGCATCCCGCCGGTTTGCACAGAAAGTTCTCGGCGCGGATTCCGTCTGCACTTGGACTGAAGCGGACGAGAAGGAAGCCCGGCGCATCTTTGAGGAATATGAGGGTGACACGGCGAAGTACAACATCCTCATGAACAATCCCGGCCTTCGGAGATAGAACTTCTAGTTCACTTCATTAAAAGGACTTCATTAAAATGTCGAACAGAATCAGCAGAGGGATTCCCGGCTTTCACAACGGAATCTCCCAACAGGCGGCGGCGAACAGACTACCCTCTCAGGTGGCTGACGCGGTCAACGTGTTCCCCTCGCTCGTTGAGGGGATGACGAACCGTTCCCCGCTGAAGCATATAAAGAAACTCAACACGACTCCCGGCATCTCGGACTATTTCGTCCACCTTTACAACCGGGATTCGTCCGAGCGGTATGTTGTCCTTATCGGCAACCAGACCATCAAGGTTTACGATATGGCTGGAACCGAGAAGACGGTCAACGCGCCGGACGGACTGACGTACCTGTCAAGTTCAAACCCGCGTCAGGACTTCGCGGCTGTCACCGTGGCGGACTACACGTTCATCCTCAACAAGACCGTCGAGGTCGCTATGGACGAGGCGGAAGAACCTGAGGATGCTCCCTACGAAGCTATCGTGTGGGTGAAGCGTGGCGTGCAGAGTAACAAGTACACCGTCACCCTCGGCGTCGCGGACTATACCGTCACGACAGGCGACTCCAACAGCCCGGCAACCTACCGTACTGACCAGATTGCGTCGGACCTCAAGGCGCTGATTGAGGCTGGCGGCGGCGGTTTCACGGTCTATCGCAAGGGGTCTGTTCTCAAGATTTCTCGCAATACGGACTTCACCTTTGCGGTGTGGGACTCCTACGGGGAGACCGGCATCAAGGGGATGAAGCACACCGTTGACAAGTACACCGACCTTCCGCCGAACTGTTGGGACGGGGTCAGGCTGAACGTCCTCGGTGACGGTAAAGATGTCATCACCGACTATTACGTTGAATACACGTCCGAAGACGGGGCGTCGGCGGGTGTGTGGAAGGAATCGCGGGGCTGGTCTCAGTCCAACCTGTTCGATGATTCCACCATGCCGATGCAGTTGGTCCGCGAACCGGACGGTACGTTCACGCTGGAACGCTGTCTGTGGGACGAGCGTATGGTTGGGGATGATGACACCTGCCCCCTGCCGTCCTTTGTCGGCAGAACCATCAACGACATCTTCTTCTTCAGAAACCGGCTCGGATTCATCTCGGACGAAAACGTCATCTTCTCTCGGGCAGGAGAGTTCTTCAACTTCTTTCCCGAGTCCGTGACTGACGTTCTGGACACCGACCCGATTGATACCACGGCATCTCACGTTAAGGTCTCCATCCTAAACCATGCCGTTCCGTACAGTAAGTCCCTGCTCCTGTTCTCCGACCAAACGCAGTTCATGCTTACGTCGGACACCATGCTAACACCGAATGACATCAAGATTGACCAGACAACTGAGTTCGCTTGTTCGTCGCGGTGCAAGCCCATCGGTCAGGGACCAAACGTCTACTTTGTAAATCCGCGTGGGAATTACGACGGTATCATGGAGTATTTCATGCAGGAAGATACTGTCACCAACGACGCGGCGGACATCACCGCTCACGTTCCGAAGCTCATCCCGAGCGGTGTCCACAAACTCATCGGCTCACCAAACACGGACATCTTCTTTGCGTTAAACTCTGACGAGCCTCAGACCTTGTTTGGGTACAAGTATTACTGGTCGGGCAATGAGAAACTTCAGTCTGCGTGGGTGAAGTGGGAACTCTCGGCTGACAATGAAATCATTGGCGGCGACCTCATTGACACGACCATGTACCTCATCATCAAGCGGTCTGATGGGTTCCACCTGATGTCCATGTCTGTCGAGGAAGGTGCGATTGACGACATTGGCTTCCTCATCCTGCTGGACAACCGGGTTGAACTGACCGGCGTCTATGATGCTGGAAACGATTGGACCACTTGGACCCTGCCGTTTGAACAGGCGACCAACATCCCGCTCACCGTTGTTCTCAACGAGGATTGGGAAGATGCTGGCACGTCGTTAACGCCTGTTACCAGACCGTCCACGACGACGGTTCGCGCGGCTGGCGATTGGCAGGACCACGCGGTCTTCATCGGACTTCCGTACACCGCTGAAGCAACGTGGTCCCGGCAGTTCGTGAAGGAAGGCGGCGATGACGGCAGGCCGATTGTCGGTGGGCGCCTTCAGCTTCTCGACGGTACGATTTACTATGAGAACAGCGGCGGGTTTGAGGTTGAAGTATCGGCTACGGGCCGGGCAACCAGCACCTATCAGTTGAACCGGCGGCTCGGAACCCCCGAGTTCTCGTTGGGTGACATCGTGTTTTACTCAGGCTCGTTCACCTTCCCCATCCTTGCGGACTCGCGGGAAGTAACCATCAAGATGAGGAACAGTTCGTACTTGCGGTCCTGCTGGCATAGTGCGGAGTATTCTGCAAACTTTGTCCTTAACTCAAGGAGAACCTAGAACTATCTAACAAACCGGAGTTAAATATGGTCGAATACCTGTCGGACATCAACGTCCTTATTAGACCAGCAACAATAGATGATGCAGAATTTATCGGCCCCTTACTGCGACAGTCGGATGTTGGCGAATTACTTGCCGCATCCGGCTTGTCCGCAGTCGATGCCGTGCGTCGGTCCATCGAAGCATCACAAGATGGATTCTGTATGATTGCGGTCAACGGGGATAACGTCCCTATCCTCATTTGGGGCGTATCGCCGTCACCAGAACCCACGGTAGGAATCCCGTGGATGGTTGCCACCAACGAAATCTATCGCGCACAATACCTGCTCACATTCAAGAAGCTCTGTGGGGAGTGGGTAGAACGAATGAACAAGCAGTTTCCCCTGCTCATTAACTATGTGGACCACCGCAACGTAACGTCAATCCTGTGGCTACAGGCTCTTGGTTTTACCTTCATTGAGTTGGTTCCAAACTACGGACACGGGAAACTTCCTTTTTGGAAATTTATGAGGGCAAGTAATAATGTGTGAACCCATTACTGCCGGTATGTCGATGGCAAGCCTCTCAACCTTCGGAACAATGATGAGCGGGATGCTCAGTATCATGCAGGGTGTCTCTGCCGCGTCTGACGCTCAGAAGGCGCAGAACGCACAAATCGCCAACATCTATGCCCAACAGGACGCGAATAACAAACTGTTGGAGATGCAGTATTCTCAGGCTCGTCAGGCGCAGGATGAGGCGAACACCGAAGCGATGGTTGAGGAAACCAATGCCTACCGGAAAGCTCGGCGGGATGCCGCTCGTATCCGCGTTGCAACCGGCGAAGCCGGACTTGGCGGGATACTGGCACAGCGACTTGCCGATAACCCGTTTGTTCAAGCGGGATGGGAAACCGAGAAGATTGAAACAGCCCGTGAGAACAAGATTTCCCAATCGCAGTACGAAAAGCAGGTCGAGCGCCAGAAAGCAACTGTTCCAACGACGGTCCTCGCTGACAGCGGGGCGGCTGGCAAGCTGGCTGGCGGCGTACTGGCTGGCCTCACGAAGATTGGCGAGGCTGGTTACAAGCAGTACAGTCTGACGAAAACAACCAAATAACGTATCTTGAGGGATACCAATGGCACAGAAGATTGAGTACCAGAAGCTCCGCACGGCTGAAGTCGAACAGCGGAGCGTGAAGCCGGTAGCGGACCTGAAGCCTGTCTCGGCAAAGGGAACGCAATATGAAGTCGAGGGGGTCAGCGACAAGACGATTCTGTTGAAGACGCTCATGTCGGAAATGGTCCCGTCCCTTCAGCGCACCGGCGAGATGATTGAGAAGGACTACACGAAGCAAGCACAGGCGCAAGCGGCTGCTGACTTTACGAAAGGCGGCGAGTACAAAAACACGACCGGCTGGCGCGCCTACGAAGACGCCTACTTCAAGATGAAGGGCGAAGCTGACGCGCGCAAGCTTGCGGCTGAACTCAAAGCTTACACCGAAGAAAACTGGCAAGCAGACCCGGCTGAATTTGAGGCGGGAAAGAAGAAGCTCATCGCCAAATACTCCGGTGAACTTGAAGTCCCCGCTTACGCCACGACCTTCGGGAACATGGCGATTGAAGCTGAGGGCGCGGCTAACGCACAGTACAAAGACCTCATGCACCGGGACACCGTCAAACGGTTCAATGAAGACATGATGTTCAATCTGCAAGCTTGGCATCAGGAGTATCAGGCCGCAGTCCGCAACGGGGCTATCACTCAGGATGAGGCGGACGCCCGTATGCGCGAGAAGGTTGACGAGTACATCAAGACGGCAAAGAGCATCGGTCTTCGGGCTATCGACGTGACTACGACGGCTCTTGCCGCTTCGTCTGCTCACATGAATAACACCGGGGACCACAACGCAATCGGTTGGACGAAGGTTGTCGGCAAGGATGGTATTGCGGTGGTTCAGACGGCGTTGTCGCCGCTGGTCGAGAAGGTCCAGATGGAAGCCCTTAATGTCCAGATTCGTAAACAGGAAATCAAGGACTATGAGCGCAAGACGAAGGCACATGAGGCGACGCGTTCTATCACAGCGAACCTCATTAAGTTCTTTGAGACCGGCGACCCCGCAACCCTGCAAGCCGCAGAGGATGCGCTGAATCTCAACTCCGACCCGTTGAACCCCGTGTTTGACCGTGAGGAAATGTTGATGATGAAGGAGATGGTCGAGGCGTCTAAGAAGGGCGCGTGGCGTCCAACGTCTGACCCCGGCACGTTCAAAATGTTGATGCAGAAAGTCGCCAACGGTTCCATCAGTTCTTCGGACCTGCGGACCTACGGCGGTCTCATCTCCAAGACGGACATGACCACGCTGGCCTATCACATCAACCAGAACAACGAGCGTCACCGCAACGCTGGTGTCAACACCAATATGCACGACATCTATCAGACGGACGGTCAGTACAAGTCCATCTATCTCGCATCGGATGAGTTCTCTCGACTGAAAGACCCCAACGGTCAGCAGAAGTTCAATGAGTACCACGACACGATGTCGAAGTGGCGCGCGGAACAATGGCGCATGAATGGGAACACAACCATTCCCATTGAGGAATACAACAAGAAGGCAAACCTTGTCTTCAACCAGATTCAGACGAAGTACGACAACAACCCGTCTGCTCCCCCGACCTACATCTCTCATCCCGAAGTCCCGGCAAGTAAGTACGGGGAGAAACCCCCGCAGAAACAGCCTACCAGCGTCAAAGGTAGTGTGAAGAAGTCGGCGGCAGGTGTGATGAAAAACGCGGCGGAAGGAAACCCCGCCGTGAAGGAAGCGTATGACCGGGTGAACAACATGAACTAAATCCTTGAGAGGATAACGCATGGCAACGATGTACCAATCCGATGTCAGCGAGAACGTGTACGAGCAGGAGTGGGGTGAGCTTGCAACCCGCCCCACTCCCCGCTTCGACCCCTCGTTGATGAAGGTAAAGAAAGACGAGCTTCAGCGCGGTCTGCTTGAGGGCAGGTACACACCTGAGGCTGTGAACGAAGTTATATTCCGTGAGAAGTACGCACAGCTTGGTCTTCTGGACCTCGACAAGACGGACGTTCTCACGGGCCTCAAGACCGGCGGACTGACCGCTGAACAAGCGAACTCATGGGCAGACCACAAGGAAAACCCCGGCTGGTTCTGGACAAAGGAACTCGTGTGGCGTGGTGCTATCGGTGGAATCATGCGTGGCTTCCAGAACACGAAGGAACTGTTCGATGAAGCTATCGCCATGCTAACCCCCGATGACCCCGATGGTTTGAACGCTATGCTGGCTATGGCGGGGGATTACTCCGCTCCTGTCGCACAATCCATGACGGACAAAGAACAGAAAGCGGCCATCACCGGGGCGACCCCGAATCTTCCGCAGACCGACAAACCCGTCACCGGCGCAGGACAACTTGTCGGCGCTGTCACGCAGTTTGGCTCGGGGTTTATCGGCGGTCAGCGCATCATGAAGGCAATCGTCCCCGGCATGAACTACCTCAAGATGGGACTCACCACAGAGGGTAAGGGAGTGCTGGCGGCGGCTAAGGATGCGAAGCTCATCAATTCCTCGTGGGTGGATTTCGCCATGAAGTACCCCCGCGCGGCGTGGGCAACCGGTCATCTGGTTGAGAATTACGGCGCGGGCGCTATCACCGACTTCGCCGTGTGGGGACCGGACCAAGATCGGCTTGCCGATTGGCTCGTTCAATTCCCGTGGGCGAAGGATACCTTCCTTGAATATCTCACGTCGGACCCTGAGGACTACTTCACGTTGGCTCGGGCGAAGAACGCTATTGAGGGGGGTCTTACCGGCGTAGTGGCGGAACCCATCCTCAAGGGAATCTTCCACCTGCTCAAAGGTGCGAAGGGGTCCATCTGGACCAAGATGGGCTACGACAAGGAAGCTGTTGCCGACGTTGCCGCAGACCTTCGCGGAAAAGTCGAGGCAAAGGCTCAAGCCCTTGCGGAACCGCCGGACCTCGCCGGGGTGAACTACAAGCCCGGCATGAAGTCCACGGGAGTCAGCGAAACCAAGCTCCCCTTCGTACAGGAACCGGAACCCCTCATGAAGTCGCTGGATGAAGTCGAACTCAAGAAATTCCTCGCGGAGCTTCCTGAGGAACAGCGCGCTGGTGTCGAGATTAAACAAATCGGCAACGAGTTCGTACTTGCGGACAAGGCGTGGTTCCTTCACAACGATGCACACGACATCATCCTCTCCGACGCGAAGCAAGGCGAACTTTACGAGAAGCTGGTCAAGGGCGAGGCTGTCAATCCTCTTGAACTGATGAAGTACCCCAAACTCCGTGCGCTGGTCGAGGGTATCAGCGGGGGTAAGAACCGTATCCCGAGCGATATGGGCCTTGACGCGCTGACCCCGGCAAAGCAGAAGGAAATTGTGGACTGTCTCGTCACTATCATGTCAGGCGGGCGAAACATTGTGAAGGAAGGCGGTCAGCCTTTCCAGAATTGGGGGAAGTTCATCACAAACCCCGAGTTCTCTGATGCGTGGGACACCGCGCTGAAGAAGGTTCTCGGTGACGCAGATAAGTACGGGGCTGTCAAGGCGCACATGACCTTTGAGGACATTGAGCGCATCGGGCGGTTCTACGATATGTCCCCTGAGCGCATCGCCAAGATGAACAAGGAAGTTTCCGGCTTCGCCGCGAAGCTCTCCAAGATGCAACAGGTTCTTGCCGACTACTCGGCCTATGTCGATGACCTCGTTGAGCGCGCTCTTAAAGCCGACGATGACGGTCTGATGGTTGAGGCGTTGGAACACATCAAGACCCTCGGGGATATGTATATCAACGCAAAGGGCGTCAAGACGGCAATGGGCCGCAACTTGGCGACCCTCAAGATGGTTAAGCAGGGTAACGCCCTCGGTGGCGCTGAGTGGGCGCAGAAGTTCGCTGAGAACGAGTTTACCAAAGGTGGCGACGCCCGGCTTCTTCTGAAGAAGTACAAGGCCAATACGGACGTGAGGTCCAAACTTCAGTACGCCAAGACACTTGAGTCCAAACACTATGTCTTGGAAGCAATCTTGGAACTGGAACAGGCTTCACTCGTGTCTGGTCTCACAACCAATATGTTCAACGTCATGGGTCAGGGTATCGCAACGGTCTTCGAAGGCATCTCCCGTTCCCTCGCGGCAACGTACATGGGACGGCAGATGGGCGAAGGTTGGACCCGCGAGTTCCTTTCGACTCAATGGCAGGGCTACCTTTATGGTATGCGCGCGGCTGTCGCCATGCCCGAGCAGTTCTGGAAGGAAGCGAAAGCTTTCAACTTACGGAAGGCTTGGCAGGGCATTGACGTAACGGACAGGTCTCAGGGTCTCGTGTGGCGCGCCGGTAAAGCCGGTGAATCGGTACTGGACCCCCTGACGAAGTTTGAAGGCGTGGACAACTCCGCGCTCAAGTACACTCTCGGTAAGGTTGCGGGTGACGCAGGTCGGGCGACGGGGGAAGTCCTCACGGCGTCCTTCCGGCCCCTGACGATGGCTGACGAGTTCTTCCGCTCCGTAAACTACTACTCCCATCTGTTCTCTACGCACTTCGAAGCGGGATGGAAAGAAGGACTGCGGGGCGACAAGCTTAACGAGTATGTCAACCTCGCTATCAAGAACCCGTCCGTGGCGAGTGTAAACGACGCTCTGAAGCGGTCGAGGGATACAACCCTCAACGCAAATATGCCGAAGTTCTTGGAGAAGATTAATCAGGGCTTGCAGGGCAACGCATTAGGGCTGATTGTGAAAATCATGGCTCTCCCCTTCGTGAAGATTCCTGCGAACATCGCCCGGTATCAATGGGAAGTTGGCCCCGGTGGAACGATGGCCCGAGCTTTCGCGGCAAAGGGTTTGGACTCCGCGACCATCGCTAAGATGAGCGGACGATTCGCTGAGGATTACGCGGCTGGTGGTCTCAGGCGGCAGGAAGCGATTGCGCGGGTCTACCTCGGCAACTTCCTCGTCGTGATGGGCGCGATGGGCTATATGAGCGGAAACATGACCTCGGGTATGCTCCCGTGGGAACGTTCTGCGGCTCAGACTGCCGGGATTCGCGGCAACGCAGTACAGGTGGGCGACCACCAAATCCCAATTGACCGTTATGCTCCGGTCATGTCGATGTTTGTCATGGGTGCAGACCTCGCCCGTCTTGCTATGGCTGGCGTGGAATCGGCTCAAGGCGAAGTAGACGTTGACCAAGTCCTCAAGATGATGCCTCTGTTGGCTGACTCTATGCTGTCTCAGGTTGGACTGAAAGATGTCAACGCGGTCCTGACTTCACTCTTTGACTCTCGGGGCATCACCGCAGACAGCGTAAACGCTGGTATCGGTAGGAAGATTCAGTCCATCGCACCGTTCTCTGGACTCGTGAAGAATCTCTACATGATGTTTGGGGACGGTGAGAAGAAAAGAATCTGGTCTGCGTGGGACGGGGTTGTTGGGAGCTATCTCCGCAACTCGCTCCAAACCACGCGTCATCCTATCTTTGGTGAGAAGCTGGATAATGACCCGATGCTTTACATGGGTCCGAACCAGCGTGATCCTCTCACCACCGAACTGTTCAAACTCGGTGTGGATATGCGTCCAATGGACCGCAAGCTCACCCGAGGGAATCAGGAAATCAAACTGACTCCGAAGGACTATGACCGGGTCCACGAGATTCTTGAGTCTCAGAATGTGCGTGGCGACCTTCAAGAAGCGATGACGAGGATGACCGATGTCAATGACGAGCGCATCAAAGCGGCTCGGTTGCAGGGTATCATCGGAAAGCACCGAGCAGCGGCACAGGGGAAGTTCCTCATGGAACGGCCCGATCTCATCGAGCAGTTGCGACAGGGCGGTCAAGCTACCGCAGAAGCGGCCCGTGGTGGACCGACGCGGCACGACGCCAAGAAGTACACCGGCGATAAGCCGTGGCTCAACAACTTAATCAATCAGTAGGCACGAGGTTTACCGCGTGTAACGAGGGGGACCGGAGTCCCCCTCAACTGTATCTAAATGGAGTGAATCAATGGCTTACAGTAGTGTGAGTTACACGTCCACCGGCGGTCAAACTTACAACGTACCGTTCCCTTATCTGGAAGCGGCTCACGTTAAGGTTTACATCAATGGTGTCGAGACCAGCGCGTTCACTTGGTCTGACGCCGCGACGATTCATCTTAATGTCGCACCGGCTGTGGGCGCAACCATTCTCATCAAGCGGGAAACCCCGCGTGATGGGATGGATAAAGACTTCTCCGCACAGCCTCGACTGAAGGGAGAAGATTTGGACGAAGCTCTGCTTCAAACCTACTACATCGGGCTGGAAGCTTTAGACAACGCTTCTCACGATGTTCTTCAAGCGTATGTCGATGGCGCAGCGGCAGCGCAAGTGGCAGCGGAACTCGCGGAAACCAACGCAGAAGCGGCTCGTGATTTAGCTATTGGAGCGAAAGACGCGGCTATACTGGCGCAAGGAGCGGCTGAAGATGCTCAAGATGCGGCGGAAGCGGCGGCTGACCTCGCGGCTACCTATGTAGGGTCGGCTGGTGCAGGAACGTACATGGAAGTCCCGAGCGCCCCGGCTACAGATGCAAATGAAGTAAAACTGTACGCGAAGGACGTTACTGGTGTCGCAGAACTGTTTATCCGCAAGGAAAGCAATGGCGCAGAGATTCAGGTTACGTCCGGCGGAATCCTGAACGGGACACCCCCTGATGCCTCTGAGGGAACGAAGGGTATCGCGGAACTTGCGACACAGACTGAAACCGACGCCGGAACCGACGATGCACGAATCGTCACCCCGAAGAAACTTTATACGACCCCCGGTGTCTACCGGAAGAACCTCATCATCAACGGTGACATGATGGTGTGGCAGAGAGGAACGAGCGGTTTTACCGCTGAAGGCTTCACAGCAGATCGGTGGGGTTGGATTCAAGGCTCTGATGCGACTGTCTCATTCTCGCGGTCAACCGATGTCCCCTCAGACGCACAGGGTGGCGGTAGGTTTTCAGCAAGCCTGAAAATGGATGTTACAGGTGCAGACACTAGCATCGGTGCGGCACAGTTTCTTGCTATCCGCACAAAGCTTGAGGGTTACGACATCCGCACGTTGGTGGGTCAAAACGCTACCTTGAGTTTTTGGGTGAAGGCGGTTAAGCCCGGGACGTACTGTGTCGTTTTCCTGAGTGGTGGGACAGACAGGATGTACCCCGTAGAATACACGATCAACTCCGCAAACACTTGGGAAAAGAAAACCATCACCGTTCCCATGACCGACTGTGCAAACGGAACGTGGGACTTCACCAACGGCGTCGGACTTCAGATTCGGTGGGTCATCGCGGCGGGTTCAACATATAACAACGGAACCAACGAAACGTGGGGAACCACAGGACTGTACGGAACCCCAAATCAGGTGAATGGGCTTGACTCAACCAACAACGACTTCTATCTCACCGGCGTTCAGCTTGAGAAGGGAAGCGTGGCGACGCCGTTTGAACACCGGCCGTTTGCAGAGGAGCTTGCTCTGTGTCAGAGGTACTACGAGAAGTCCTACCTCCACTCAGTCGTACCGGGTACCGTTACACCAACGGGACGCATTTTCTGGACTTCGACCATCGCCAACGATTACCTTACTCACACCTTCAAGACACGCAAACGCGCGGATGCGCCGTCAATGACAATCCACTCCCCGACTAGCGGAGCCTCTCCTTATGTGTACGATTACTCGGTATCGCAGTCCATAGGAATTAACGGTGTGACGGGAACCGAAACAGGCTTTGAAATGACACTAACCGTTGCCGCAGACCACCTACTCGGCTTCCATTACACGGCATCCTCAGAACTTTAACAAGGAGCAGTTTCTATATGGCATACAAACTCGGAAAAATGAGCGGCGTCATCCGCTTGAAGGACGGTGCGTGTATCCCTGAGTGTCTTGACAACACGGACTGGCAGGAATACCTCAAATGGGTTGCCGAGGGGAATACTCCGGCTCCCGCTGAGACTCCCGACGAGATTGCCGCAAGACTTGCGCGTGAAACGAAGGAATCGCAACTGGCTCAGACTCTTCGTGATAACCTTCCGACATACGCGCAGGTTATGACGGCGGTGGACAACATCGCAAATCTGGCAGACGCAAGGGCGTTTCTGAAGAAGCTGGCGGCTGTCACCTACATCCACATCAAAGGCGACAACGTGTAAAATTCCCGCTCGGGAATGAAGGAAGGTCTACACGAGCAAATGGGACAGATTATTCCCGCTCGGGCATAAAAGAGAAAGGGGACAACAGGTCTGTTAAACTTGTTGTCCCCTATGCTCTCAAATGGTCGGGGCGAGAGGATTTGAACCTCCGACCCTCTGAACCCCATTCGTTTGACTACCGCGCTTATCAATGTGAACCGACATAACCCACTCCTTTCACTAAGGACCAATCACAATGCCCTACGAAATCGACATTCACAAGGAGCTTCAAGATTTGAACATCAAGGTCGCGGAGAACACAGAGGCAACGAAAGCCTTGTGCAAGAAGTTCGACACCTTCATGGACCACGGCGCGCCCCGGTGCGCTGACCAAGAGGCTCGACTGACTGACCTTGAGAAGTTCCACGATACATTCAATACCGCATCTCATCCCGTGTGTCAAGCGGGTAAGGGAAGATGGGAAGACACAAAGGCTGACATCACATCACTGAAGAACCGCCAATGGTGGATTCTCAGTGCGGTTGTTGTGCAAGCCGGTCTCATCATTCTCAAATTCATGACAGGCTAAACCATGTCAAATCCGTGGAGTAAAAAACGTATGCCCAAGAAACGCGCAACAGAAGACGCGCTTGGTGAACTGCACGAGGCGCTGGCTATGAAGCTGAAGCATCTACTTAACGCCAAGCATTACAAGGTTGTCAAGAACAAGGCGGGTGAGGAAATCGGTATTGAGGAACAGACACCCCCTGCCCTGCTCAATGTCATCCGACAGTTCCTCAAGGACAATAACATCGAAGCGGACCCGAAGAAGTACCGCGAGACCGGTGAATTCGTCCAGCCGGAAGACCTTGAAGACTATCCGTTTGACGGGGAACCTAAACACTAACACTATTAAAACAATGGCTTACGCCAGAAAGGTTACATCTGATGCGCTGTCCTATTTGCTGGCTCGGCGGCAAGTTTGCCGAACTCAAGGCGAAAGTCCTTGAGATGATTGAGAATTTCAAGGAATCCATCCGTAGTATCAAGCGTGGCTTCTGAAATTACCCGCGTGTGGGACACGGGGAGAAGATAAAGTCTTCTCTCCGTGGCTCCTAGACCCATTTAAACCGATTTTAGAAGGGGTGTATGACCGCATTAGAAACAAAGTTAAAGGCGGACTTCCGTAACTTCCTCATCTATGTGTGGGGAAGACTCACTCTCCCGAAGCCGACGCAGATTCAATTGGAGATGGCTGAGTACCTTCAATGGGTGTACGAGAAGTCAGACAGCCGCAGGGCTATAATCGAAGCCTTCCGTGGCGTCGGCAAAAGCTGGATTACGTCAGCCTTCGTGTGCTGGCTCCTGCTCAAAGACCCTCAGTTGAAAATCCTCGTTGTGTCCGCAAGCAAAGAACGCTCGGACAGCTTCAGTATATTCACCAAGAGACTTATCCACGAACTTCCAGTCCTCAAGCATCTCATCCCCCGAGATGAGCAGAGAACCAGTAACGTCGCCTTCGATGTCGCCCCGGCGAAAGCGGCTCATGCGCCGTCTGTGAAGTCGGTGGGCATCACAGGTCAGATGACCGGCTCACGCGCGAATGTCATCATCGCTGACGACGTTGAGACTCCGAAGAACAGTCAAACCCAAGTTCAGCGTGACAAGATTTCCGAACTCGTCAAGGAGTTCGAAGCTATCCTGAGTCCCGGCGGAACGATACTTTTTCTAGGCACCCCTCAGACGGAGATGTCGTTGTATAACACGCTCCGACATGAGCGCGGCTATCTGTGCCGGATTTGGCCTTCACGGTATCCCTCTCACAACAAGCTCATCTATTACGGTGGTGCGCTTGCCCCGTCCATCCTCAAGGTCTGTACCGAACAGCCTGAGCGAATCGGCACACCGACCGAACCGACGCGGTTCCCCGACGAGGAACTTGAGGGCCGCGAGAAGTCCTACGGGAAGTCCGGCTTCGCACTTCAGTTCATGTTGGACACGACCCTGTCCGACACGGAACGGTATCCGCTGAAGCTCACCGACCTTATAGTTCTCGACGTGGACCAGACGCAAGCCCCTGTGAAGGTGGTATGGTCCTCTGGCGCCCAGTACGCTTTGAACGACGTTCCCTGCGTCGGGTTTACTGGCGACCGACTTCACGGTCCCATGATGGTCTCCGACAAGTAGGCTGACTTTCAAGGCTCAGTCATGGCGATTGACCCGTCTGGTAGAGGACAGGATGAGACAGGCTTCGCTATTGTGAAGATGCTCTACGGCTTCCTGTACCTCGTTGAGACCGGCGGTCTGAAGGGCGGTTACACTCCCGAGAACCTGCAAATCCTTTCCATGATGGCGAAGAAACATTCTGTCAACACTATTATCATTGAGTCCAACTTCGGTGACGGTATGTTCACGGCTCTGTTGAAACCGGTTCTGTATAAGGTC